GCATATCGAACAGAAGATAAGATACAATGAATTAAGACCTATGTTGAACGGGAAAAAGTATTGAATATGAAAACAATTTTATTTATATCTACATGTATTATCGCCCTATTATGGGTTGGTGATCTTACAATAACATTCAAGCCGTTTTCCATCTCGCTTCCTGGTTGGCATAAGGCTTTAGGTATCCTTCTATTTTTTCTGTCAATGGCGGTATATAATATAGGGGAATATACTAGAGGCTATAAACAAGGTTTCGATGATGGGATAAAGGAATGTATTGAAATACTTAAAAAGAAATGAACAAGTTAGAACACATAGCCACAATTGATTTCTGTTACTGGCGGTTGAAAATTCTCTGTGAACAACTTTCTAAACCCAAATCAAACATAAAGATAATGGTTGACAACGCTTGCGGTTATAATGAAACCGAAGAGATAAGAAAGGAATGTATAATACTTTTAGAGCAGATTATCGAAAGCAAGAAGGCTATCAGTGCTGATTACTTAGGGGATAGCAAGTTTTTAGATAAATTAAAAAAGGGAAATGGTTGAGCTATACAAAGTAATCATTTCCGATGCATCATCTGTATTATGTTTGCTGTTTTACTCTAAAAGTTAAATCATTGGTTATGAGCGATTTATGACTAAAATAATTGTGTAAATATTTGGCTAATTCATTGATAATGAGTATCTTTACAATACTTAAAAGAAACCAATATTACTAACAATTAAAAGACAAGAGCAATGAAAGCAACAATCGAATTAACAAAGAAGACAGCTTTAGAAGAAATTATTAATAGCAATGATATTGATACAATAAAGTCTTTGATAGAACGCAAAGAGATGTCGTTAAAAGAAGCAGAAGAAAATGCGGCATTCTACGAAAGTATCTGTAATGAAGACTTTGCAAGTAATGAAAGGCAGAGAGCCAATAGACTTATTCGAGATATAGAAATATTAAAGTTAGCAATTTAATACATAAGAGCAATGAACACATATTACAAGTTTGCGCCAAACGTGTTTTTGGCAAAGTGCGAAGAGATGCACAAAAAAGGTGAAGAAATTCTAGTTACCACCAAGTATGGCAAAGAAAACGAAAGCATCGTTTTCAATCTGATTTTCGAGAAAGACGGTTTTTACTATTACTCTATAGTAAGGGCTGACGGTTTTAATGTTCAGGAATGGGCGAAACAAAGGGCAGAACGCAGACATGAATGGGCCGCATCGTCTGAACGTAAAAGCAAGCAATACTTTGATAAATCGAATAAGGATAGAGATTTCCTTTCACTTGGAGAACCTATCAAGGTCGGACATCATAGCGAAAGAAGGCATAGAAAAGCAATAGATGATGCTTGGAACAACATGGGTAAAAGCGTTGAGTTCATTGATAAGGCAAATGAACATGAAAGAGTGGCCAAATATTGGGAAGAAAGAGCCAATACGATTAATCTCTCAATGCCGGAAAGCATTGACTTCTACAAACACAAGTTGGAACAAGCGAAAGAATACCATGAAGGTGTAAAGTCTGGCAAATATCCGCGTGAACATGCTTATACTCTTACTTATGCCAAGAAAGCAGTTAATGAGGCACAAAAGAATTATGAGCTTGCTAAAAAGTTGTGGGGAAATGGAAACGAAAACCAATAAAGCAATCTCATTACTCCGGTGCGGTGATTTTAAAGCCGCATTGGCTATTTTCTCCACGTTCCGCGTAGGTTTTACAAAAGAAGAACGTAGAACATTGAAAATTGCGTATGAATGTCTTTCCGGTAATGTCGGATTCTACCAGCAGATTGGTATTGACACCAATAGCGAGATAGAGAAAAGTAAATCCATCCTTTTATCAAAATATATGTTGAAATCAGCACCATAAGAATATGAATCTAACACAGAAAGAAGCATTAAAGCAATTACAATCATATTGCAGGGCAAATGGTTTCGCCCTCTATCCATCAAGGTTGTCGAAACAAACATACTCTATAATATTGGCGGATGGTGATGACGGCGAAATAACAACACGTTACCCGAATAAGCGTATAAGCGGGTATTTCACCCCGAAAGAGTTATTAATATGGATCGGAGGATACTACGCAGCATTGCAAATAAAATAAAGTGATTATGAGAGTTTATTTTGCAGAAGTAAAAACAAGATATCAAGCTATTAAAGAATGTCCGTTTACGCCTTCAAATGTCGCCAAGGTGTATGGAGGCTTTATGTGTTTTGAGTCTACGAATGACTACAATACATGGAAAAACCAAAAGTAACCAATTATCCCGTATCGGCTTAACCGTAGTCTTTGATGAATATACGGGAACTAGTTTTATAAACTTAAAAACATTAAATCAAAGCGAATATGAGAACGAAAACACTATCAAATTTACAAGAACAATTTTGCCGGGTTGCACTTGCTTCATTGGACAATACAGTGCGTTGTAAAAAGATTGACCACATTTATTTTGCGTATGTAGCAAACGTAAAGAAATATTTTAGAACATCTTACCCATTTGGCAACTATCGAATTTATCATACACCATTAACACGAAAAGTGTATGCAGGACATTAATAACGAATTATTAACCGCAAGCAATTGCACAAAACGGAAAGTATGAATATTATTACAGATAGAACAAAAGCCCCTGCAAAGCTACGCTATAGGGTGAGCAATAACAGCGGAACGATAAACGAAGAATTCGGAAAGGACCAACAAGCCGCTTATGATTTTGCAAACGGAATGAATGAAACGGCAACAATACGCGGGTATTTCGTTTTCAAAAAGCGCGGAGAATGGCAAACTAATACGGTATTTATAGATCACGTGTTTAAATAACCAACTATCCAGGCGTGGAGGCAACAAGCGGAGCGGCACCACCGTTGAAAAATTTGGTAACACATTGAAATACAGAAAGTTAAACAAAGTTTAAGCTTGCGATATTTAAGATGTAAAATACTGATATTCAATATATTATTTGTATCTTTACAATATCAAAATAACACCTATTAATAACAAGTAAAAGTCAAGAGCAATGAAAACAGAAGAACTTATCAGATACTACAAAGCAAACATTGAAGCTATTGAAAAAGGATTGAACAACGACTCTCTTTCAGCAGATAAAAAATTCAGATTGGGATATACACAACAGGCGTTGGACGGATATAAGTCTGCTTTACAAGAACTTCTTGGAAATAATAACGACTAATAATAGAAGAGAGCAAATGAGCAAAGTAACAGAACTAACAAAAGAGCTTCAAAGAGTGATGTATTCCACTACATATTCATTTGAGATTGATACCGAAGATTATGTTTTCGGATTCAAAAACACAATAAAGAAGCGTACAAAAAGTTTAGCCAAGGCAAGCAAGCTAAAAGTGAAGTTAACCAATGATTGTGGCCGGTTCTTGTCAGAAACGGTGAGAGTTGTTGCTGTACTCTTCTACAAGAATGGAGAGCTTACCAAAGAATTGAAAGCAGAAAAGATAACAGCAGCGTATAACGGATAAAATATAGAGCAATGAAAACAACTGTAAAAGTGTATTTAAAAGACGAACAAGGTAATAAAGACTGGTTCGTTACCCCTATCAACTTATCATGGCAAGAAGTACGCAAATATTATCTCGGCAATATTTTCAATATGGGGTGCGAAACAGATCACATGATGAAATGTTACAAGGTTGAGACAATAAAATCATCAAATTAAATAAATTTATGACTAAAAGTGACGTTTTTTACGCCATATTTTATATCTTTACACCATAAAAATAAAAAAAAGAGCAATGAAAATTTACACAAGTTATTTCGGAAATTACAGAAAGTTGGCAGCCGCAAACGTAAAAATGATATGTGTTGCGTTAGGGAAGCCAAGATATTATAATGCTCCTCAAATAATAGAGGTTGCACCAAAAAGATATATGCTGGATGATAAATGGACTTATGAAGAATACACGAATATGTATTTGAATGATGTCCTTGCAAAAGTCAATCCACAAGATTTGATACAAACCATCCAGCGACTCAGTGAAGGCAAAGATGTTGCTCTCTGCTGTTACGAAAAGCCGGGTGATTTCTGCCATCGGCATATTTTGGCTAAGTGGCTTACTGAAAAGACAGGTATTGAAATCAAAGAGTTTGGAGTTGTTGAGAAGAAAGAACCTAAGTATGAACAAGCAAGTTTGTTTTGAGTATGAGAAGAAATATTAAGTTTAGAGGTAAACACGTTGAAAGCGGAAAATGGATTATCGGTTGGTTATTTCAAGACGATGACGACCACTTTCCAATGATTCATCAAGGAGGTACACTTGACGATTGGGAGCAAGTGAAGGAAGACTCTGTTGGTCAGTTCACAGGCTTGCTTGACAAGAATGGGGAAGAAATATATGAGGGTGACATTGTTGAACGAATAGTTACAGATGGATATGACTATGGGTTTATAGGTGAAGTGAGTTTTGATAACGGAGTTTTTGGTATAAAACATAAAACTTATAAAGGTTACATTGTGTCAGATTTTGTATATTCCTCAGATTGGAATGATGGGCATGAACATGGAGTCGTTTTATATGAATATGAAATAAAAGGAAATATATACGATAACCCAGAATTATTAGCCAACCATCAATAGCGTTTGATGGAATGCTGCCAGATTTGCCAAGCAAGCGGTGGTTTGACAGCATAGGCAAAAGGGAATTTAGCAAAGATGGTCTATGCGTCGGACTGAAAATCCGAAGAACAAGGTTCGAATCCTTGAGTTCCCACAGCCTTGTATCAATGAACGCACCATTTTCTAAAATTTGAGTTTGTTATGGGAGCAACCGATATATAGAAGAAAATAGTAGATTGAGAGAGTATGGTAAAACCCATATAAGTCCAAAGGGTATCAATCAAGGTGGATCTTCACAAAATCATGTGAATGTTGACTGTGGCTACATGGCGGTTCATAATGTTGGCAGCTCGGAAAGACGAGCGTTTGCGGAAATAGCTCATCGGTAGAGCGTTGGTATTCCAGCCAAAGAGTGGGGTTCGACTCCCTGTTTCCGCTCAATCCTTATAGTAGCGATAAGCAAAAGCAAAAACATTAAAGCTTGTGTAGTTTACGGGGTGATGGAAATTGCCATCTGACACGACTAAAAGAAGCCGAAGGACTGCATAAGTGTTCTTGCAAGTAGCTTGCAGATGATTGATTTTTTGTGTTAAGCCTGCTGGGAATATGCCCGGCAGGCATTTAACGCAAAATGTATATGAAGTTATATACAACTTAAATATATGAGCAATAAAGGACTAATAAGAGCATGTGAAAACTCCGGATGCGGTTGGAAGTGTTGTTCGTTCGGATCAGACGGACATATTGTAATTTTGCCCCATGAACTTGACGGGCATGAAAAAGAAATCTCCCATTTACAGATTATAGATGATGATTACTTTGGCGGTAAAAAGGTAAAATGTATCGCTAAAGACTGCAAATCATGTGATAATGGTTACAAGCCTATTATGTGTAAAACTTATCCTTTGTGGGTAAAATCGGTGAAAAAAAGTTTTGTGTTTCGTAGTGGTAAGTGTCCGTTGAAAAGCGAACAACTTGCTAAGCATAAGGAATTTGTATTAGATGTTTTCGACAGTTGCAGAAAAGCATTGTTGCCTAAAGTTGATATCGATACATTTCTCTCTAAAGCATGGATTGACCGTTACGAACCATTGTTCCCAACTGAAAAAGGAAACATTGAGTACAAAATGCAAGTAAAAGTTTTGTCCATGTCTGATATGTCCGATATTGAAAAGATGGAGCGGACTCTTCTTGCCAATCCGGATATGTGTTTTCCCTCTGAGACGGAAGATATAGTGAAGTGCTTGCAATCCGGTTGCAGTTTCGGGTTGTTGGTAAATGACAAGCTGGTTGCCTACTCACTTGCCTATTGCACTGAATACGGTACAGCCTACGTGGATAAATGCTTTGTTCATGCTGATTATAGGGGGAACGGATTTCAGTATATCCTTCTCAATGCCAATATTGCCAAACTGATTTCCAATGGCTCGCAAGAGATATTTGCTATGACATCGCCTAAGAATGAGGCAAGCATGAAGAGTTTCATCAATGCAGGGTTCTCATTCAAAAGAGATACCAAATACAAAGAAATTGAACGTTTAATCTTAAAGTGGGAACTATGAAAGTTATAGTCTATACCAAGAATATAATAGAAAACATTGAAAAGGCTCAATCATTTGTTAATGTCCCTATTTCGTTAATGTTCAAGGATTTTTATGAAGATATTTATGAGCATATATCGGATAAGATAAGAAATAAGATTTTTGGACTCCATTTAAAAGACAGTATATGCTATTCTATCGGAAAGGCAGTAAAGGGGAATAGCGGTGCTGTGGTTACATCATTTGCGGATGTTTGGAAATATCTTACTATCAATGGAAATGCGTGCCAAGGAATACATAATTTTTATATTCCGATTAATGCATGTGATAATAGAGAAGGCTTAAGCATTTATGAAGCAAGTAAGTTGGTCAATGAAATAAGGACACTTTCAAGCTCCCATATATATGGTTTGATTACTTCCGGTTGTCTGAATGAAAATCACCCTTCGGAAAAAGAACTGTTCCGTATCTGGAACGGCCTGCGTAATGATATTGAGTCTATCAGCTTGGGAGGTAGTTTTTGGCTTGGGCAAAATAGTAAACTGCCTAGTTTCATAAGTGATGTTCGTATTGGTGAATATATGTTGTTTGGTACAATCCCATATTGTGTTGACAAAGAAAAGCAAGGTCTTAATGGAATTGAGTTACAAGCAAAGGTTATAGGCATTTATCCGGAGCGTAACCAACTCATTATTGATTGCGGTTATTCAATGGCAGATATGTACAAATGCCGGATTTACTATCACACCGATTTGAAATATGAGTACAGTTCCAGTGAATATTCAATAATGCAATGTGAGCATGTTTCGGATTATCGCATTGGTGATGTGATTTATATTGTTCCTGATTATAAATCCTTGGTTAAATTGAAATATGCAGAACATGAATATAGATAAACCTTGGATTGACTATATTGCCAAACGTACGTTTGGCATGGAGTTGGAGTTTGCCGATGGTGACAAACAGCTTATCCCACTTTCATCCGGTTACAAGTGGACGGACAACAAACTAACCATGATGAACAACTCGGACGGTTCGGCAGTTACGCATCACGGTCAGTTTGGCGGTGAGATAAACACTCGACCGTACCATTATTGTGCAGAAGATCTGCAAGAACTGAAGGACTTCATTCAGACCATGAAAGATGCAGGAAGCTATCTTATGTGGAATGAAGGTTTTGATGCACATCTGTATATCAAGGATATGGATTTGGATGTTATCAAACGCATGTTTGTTCTATCCTACTATACTGCATATCCTATCAAGCGGATATTTGACATCGCCGAGTGGTGGGAAACGAAATACCTCGTGCCTAGTCCACCTTGGGATGTGGTAAAGCGTGTACTGGAAGCCGATAATATCGATAACTTGCTGAAGATCTTTAGCAATGGTTCAGACAGAGGGCATATCCGGTATTGGCTTAATTTATGTTCTATTGGAAAGATAGGAACTGCAGAATTTAGGATCTTCAATAGCTCCTGGGATTTCGATAAAATACTGGAAACAATCAAATTCATGTATTCGTTTGTGGAGTACGCCTACCTGCATGAAGATATGGAAGAGTATAAGCAACTCACCACAATTGATAAGTGCCTTGAAGTGTTCAATATAGACTATTCTAAGGTTCCCCAAAGACATAAACCGTTACTTTGGGCAGCAGAACACTCGGATAATGTTACAGTGGTAGGCTCCATGTTTAAGAAATCCAACCGTATGCTTTCCTTTATCAAGAAAGAGGCCTCTAAATTCGATGTAGCCCATGTGGTAAACTCGTATTATATGGATATAGAGCAGGTACTTACCAACCGTGAAATTAAGGTGTATACAAAGGAGTATTTTATCTACATGATGTATAAAGCAATCAAAGGTGAAATACAAGAATTACGCTTTAATGAAGAATATAAGTTTCTAAGTATCAAATCCGAAAATCCTGCTGAAATTATTGCCACTATTCACCTTTTTAATGCCATCAAGAAGCATAAGAACTCACAGGATATTTATCACAAATCGCTTTATGACGATTTTATGGCAAAGTTGGAGCATTACCATAAGAAGTATACGGAACGTTATCAAAATATAGTAGATAACCTTAAAAGTAAGTCTATTGAAGTGCTTTATTGTGCTGATATATCGGATGCGATTCTTAATTGTAAAGAGGATGATATACTAATCTATCAAAATGAATTTCATTCCGGCATGAAAGCTACAAGTAACGCATTGCAACGTTTCTTGATGGATGACCTCGGATGGCAAGAACGAATTAAAACGAAATATGCAGAAATAGATGAAGAACAAGTTAATTACATGGCTCTCTCGCAGCATGGATTTATGGGCAGAAGAGAGGTATTCAAAGACCAACGCACATATATTTGGTCTAATGTGGTAGAAAGTGGAGACAGCAGTTTTAAAAGGCGTACTATCATTCCTTTAAAATATAAACGACTGCCGGATGATTATATGCTTACGGATAAAAGCAAACTCCGGTTTGTACGTGCTTCTATGGCAGAGATTGATTATCTGCGTATGATTTACTTGAAAAAGGGTATTATCCTCGGTTCTGCGCCATTCTGTTACTTATGGTTCTTGGATGATTATGTGTTCGGGGCTTGTATGTTTGATTTCCTGAAGGTAAGCAAGTACGGCATGGATGCAGTTTTGATGAAGTCGGATTTCGTGATAGACCATCCATTGCCCAAATTGAGTAGATTGCTAATTATGGGTGTACTTTCGTCAGAGTTCAAAGATGAATTGGACATAAGATATAAACATGAATGTGGAGTGATTGCCACTTCTGTATTTACCGATAAACCGGTAAGTATGAAGTATCGGGGAGTGTTTAAACTGCATGAACGCTGTGTTGGTAAACTCCATTACATACAAGATGCAGGTATTCGTGGAAACTTAGATGATATTTTAAAAGATTTTGTGAAAAAATACGGTGATGAGCCGAGAAAGGAATAATATGGGAAAATTCAAGATAGCGGAAGTGCAGTTATCTGACATTAAGCTGGTCAAGAAAAATGCGCATTTCATGCAGCAGGACACGTTTAATGCCTTAGTGAATAACATTCGTAGGGACGGTCAATTATCGTCTGTACCATTTTGCGTAAAGCATTCAGATGGTTCTTATACGGTAGTGAGTGGTAATCACCGAACACAAGCGGCAAAAATGGCCGGGCTTACTTCCATCCATGTTATGTACATAGATGAAGAGGAGACTACAAACGATTGGTTGCTGGCAACACAATTGTCACATAACAGTATAGTTGGGCAGGACGATGCGGAGATTTTGAAGCAATTGCTTGATGAAATAACAGATGTCGCACTGAAAGAGTATGCGCATATCAGCAATGAAGTTCTGGAAAGCGTAAAGGATATCAACTATACGGTTGAAATGCCGAATAACGAAATCGTTCCTGTAACTCTTATGTTTGTTGATACACAGAAGGTTTCGTTTGATAAACTCATGGAAACATTGGAATGTTATTCAGAAAAAGAGATTGGTAATCTAACTTTGGTGGATATGGACACAATGCGCCGGTTGAATGAGGTGTCGACTAAAGTTCAAGCCAAATATAAAATCAAGGCGCAGGCACTAAGTATTTGTAAGATGTTGGAAATCGTAAACAATGTATTGGAGGGAAATAAAGATGGCACAGAAGTACAGGCTTAATACAAGGCAAAAGAAAGCGAAATTCCTAAAAGCTTTGGACGCAAGGATGCTGAATGTTACCGCAGCTTGTGAGGCTGTGGAAATATCACGCTCAATTGCTTATAAATGGAAAGCGAATGATCCAGATTTTGCCGAAAAATGGAAAGAAGTAGAAGAAAGTTTCTATGATAAGCTAGAAACGACAATGTTTGCTAAAGCTTTGACGGAACACGATAATACTATGCTTATTTGGTTAAGTAAGACTAAAATGAAGCATCGCGGTTACGTTGAAAAAGTAGAGCAAGATTTGAGTATTAATCCATTTGAGAAATTAATGCAAGAATTGCCAGACGATGAGGAATGAGCAAAGATGAAAAGTCTATACGATACATGAAAGCATGGCGAGAGGATTGGTGCAAGTTCGCTCATGATGTTCTTCATTCAAGACTAGACAAAGAGCAACAAGCTATTCTTCAATCCGTTCAGCATAATCCAATGACTGCTGTAGCATCGGGCACAGCTCGTGGGAAAGATTACATTGCAGCTTGTGCATCTATGTGCTTCATGTATCTTACTCCACGTTGGAAAGAAGGTAAGTTAGTTAAGAATACCAAGATTGCCATGACAGCTCCTACAGCTCGTCAGGTTCAAAATATAATGATACCTGAAATATCCCGTTTATTTAGAAATGCAGGGTTCTTGCCCGGACGTCTACTATCTTCCGGCATTAAAACAGATTACGAAGAGTGGTTTCTAACGGGGTTCAAAGCTGGTGATGACAACACAGAAGCATGGTCTGGTTTCCATGCTGTAAATACCATGTTTGTTGTTACTGAAGCTTCCGGTATATCAGAAGCGACATACAACGCTATTGAAGGTAACTTACAGGGTAATTCCCGCTTTCTCATAGTGTTCAATCCTAATGTTACTACCGGTTACGCAGCTCGTGCCATGAAGTCTGACCGTTTTGCAAAATTCAGACTTAGCTCTCTAAATGCAGAAAATGTAGTAAAGAAGCAAATTGTAATACCCGGTCAAGTGGATTATGAATGGGTAAAAGACAAGGTAATAAATTGGTGTTCTCCCATTCAAAAAACAGATTTCAATGAGGGAGAAGGCGATTTCAATTGGGAAGGTAAACTATACAGACCTAACGATTTGTTTCGCGTCAAGGTACTTGGTATGTTTCCGAAAGTATCTGAAGATGTTCTTATTCCTTATGAATGGATAGAGATAGCAAATAGGAATTGGCAGGAATTACAGGCAAGCGGTTTCATTCCAGCCAAATCTTGCAAGTTAGGTGTTGACGTTGCCGGTATGGGACGTGATAACAGCGTGCTTTGTCCGCGATACGGGAACTATGTTCCACAATTTGATGTTCATCAATCTGCTGGACGTGCGGATCACATGCACGTAGTAGGTATGATGATCCCCTATCTAAAGAAGAAAGGAGCAAAAGCGTTTATTGATACGATAGGAGAAGGGGCAGGTGTCTATTCTCGTTTGTTGGAGGAAGAATTTACAAACGCTTTTTCATGTAAATATTCGGAAGGGGCAGATGGATTGCATGATATTACCGGGGAATACGAATTTGCTAACATGCGTGCATATCTATATTGGGCTTTACGTGATTGGCTAAATCCTAAAAATGGTTTTGGTGCAGCTTTGCCACCATGCGATCAACTCATGGAAGAAGCTACAGAAACCAAGTGGAAGTTCCTTAGTAATGGAAAGATTATTATTGAACCTAAAGAAGATATCAAAAAACGTATTAAATGTTCTCCTGACTATATGGATGCATTAGCGAATACGTTTTATCCTAGAGATTATAGCTTTATTAGTGATGAAGAGTTGCTTAAAGACTTTTTGTAGTTGTGTTTTTTTAGTACCTTTGTAACCGAAAACACTCCTTGTTTGTGTTTTCATTGCTCTTATGTGCGCTGGCTTGTGAAAGTCGGCGCATTTTTATTCTATAGCAAAAGTTAAATCATTGGTTATGAGCGATTTATGACTAAAATAATTGTGTAAATATTTGGCTAATTCATTGATAATGAGTATCTTTACAATACTTAAAAGAAACCAATATTACTAACAATTAAAAGATATACGATAATGAAAGCAACAGACCTTTTTAATTATAGAAAAGAAGATTTTGAAACTATTGAATCATTCTCAAAGAGGGTATATGAGACAGCAAAGAGATATAGAAGTTCTTTACACTTTACACCGCAAGAAAGCTATCATGTACTAACTATACTCGCAAAATATTATAATGAAAGTGCGTCTGATATTCTTTCTGCTATAAGAGATATTGAATTTAGATGTGCTTCAAGAAAGTATAGAATACAATGGGTTAAATGCTTAGCAGACCATTACTTAGTGATAGATAAAAGATAAGTTTAACCATCAGGGCAAAAGCCCTGCGCAATATAGAAGAACATGAAAGAAAATATATTTTTAAAAGCAGTTATAGAAAAACCGTTATTGAATAATGAACCAGAAGTTTTATACCTTTTCGTTCAAATTGTCAATGAAATAACTTCTTGTATGTCAGAAGACGAGTTAAGAGGCTGTATGAACTCTTTAATAGTACAATACCCTTACTTTAAGCTGTTCTTTGACTATGGTTTTGAAAACAATTACATGTGGGTGAAAGCATCAGGTTCTTTAGAAAGATTGATATTGGTTGAGTTCTAAATCCGGGAGCCTTCGGGCTACCAAAATACACACGATTATGAAAGCGGATTTAGTTTTAGTTATCAGTCATGAAGCCCCACTGATGAAGCAACTGGGTAAAGTATTGGATAAGATGGTAACGCCTTATGACTTCTCTACTATAGAGAGGGGTGAAAAGTACATCACCATACAGCATGATGAAACTGGGCTTGTAGTGGCTTATACGAGTGAAGAACGGTTGAATGTGAAACATTAAATATTGATTATTATGGGTGAAATAGCAGATAGTTTAATTAGTGGTGAATTTGATTGCATTACAGGTGAATATTTAGGTGAAGCGGTTGGCTATCCAAGAACGCTTGCTTATGGCAGACATGAATACATGCCACCAGTTGAAAAGAAGCCTACCAGCAAGGCAAATGTCTGTATAACTAACATGTGTAAGGACAGAGGTTTCAGTAACCGTGAAAAGATTGAATTAGTAGCCAAATTCTTGTATAGCAAAGGTTATAAACAATTGCCTAACCTATCCCATCAGTATAAAATCATTCACAGCCAGTACAAGAATGATTTTAAAAAGTTTTTGGTTGAACAAGTAAAGCAAAGAAAGGATGAATAATATATTCACAATATGCTATTCAGAAGAAGAAGCAAATGAAATAGGCCACTTCATTTTGAGTAGAGGATACGAGGAGGTTCAAAATGATAGCTATAGATATTGTCGTGAAGCGATTTGGTGGGCTTTCAAAGAAGCCAAAAGGCATCATTCAAATTGCATCTACGTTGGCGTTGCAGGTTGCCAAATGACTGTATCAAAATCAAAGCGAGGTCTTAGACGAAATGGTCTTAAATACATAGAGAAAAGGCGAATGTTTTACAAATTACTAAGTAAGTATTGATAAATAATTATGAACTCAATTAACGACGAAAGAGGTTGCAGCGTATGTCAACCCGGTAAAGAAAACTATTGCACTTACACTACCAAATTGAAAGGTAAGAGAGTAAGAATGTACCAATATGACTATCGCACTGAAAGTGGCGAACTGTTTGCTTGTTGTGCACCTACCTTAGAGGCGTGTAGAGAAAGACGGGATAAATGGCTTAGTTCACGACAATAAACCGATTGTCGTGTATAACGATTGAAGATATTTCGTTATCTTTGGTTGTGGTAGTACCTTTGGGGTACAACCTTTTATGGTATAATTTTTTATAACGATATAGTAATATGAAGATTAGTTATAATGGGCAAGAGATAGAAGCGTATTCGCTTGTAATGACAAAAGAAAATGCCTTGGCTATTTTAAATGGCAAAAAAGACATAGAAACACGTATGCTTAGTACAAAATACGAAAAAATGTTCACGGATTTTGCGCAAGTTGACGAGAATGAGAAATTAAGAAAATCGGGGCATGAAGATGAATGCAAGCCTGTCTTAAGAACTGATATAGAGGCTATCCATTTTTATAGTACTGGTGCACCATGGACACTTGATGTTGCCATTGATGAAATTGGTATAGGTGAAGTAACAGAAGAAGGTATAAAATTCATGCACGATGAATTTGATTTTCACGATTTTGATGAACAATTAAAAGAGTTCAAGAAGAATCCACCGAAAGAGCTACCATTATTTTACTATTTACATATTTGTGAAATCATAAGTCATTCAGGTTTGAAATAATATAAGCCATTTCGGTGGCTTTGTTTGTTGGTAAAAAGATTGTTTAATTAAAAAATTAAGATTATGCCAGAAACGTATGCAACGGATGCAAGTGGTCGAAAGTATCGTACTCGAAAAGATTATGAAGCAGGTCGTTTTCAGTCTACCGGTAGAAATGCAGCTCAAAGAGCAAGAATTAACCGCCGTATAGGAGGCAGAGTTGTCTAATGAAGAAAGCGATAGATATAATTAAAGCTGTCGCAAAGAAGACTGACAGGGTTATATTGTTTCACTCGGCATCGGGCAAGGACAGTATAGCCCTTTTAGACCTAATATCACCTTATTTCAAAGAGATCGTTTGCGTCTATATGTATGTCGTTAAAGACTTATCTCACATTAATCGGTATATAAATTACGCTTGTAAGAAGTACCCTAATATGAAATATATTCAAATTCCGCACTTTGCTCTTTATTCATACAGGCGCATTGGATATATGGGATGTGTCAAAAATGAGAAGCAAAAGTTGTACAATATGGCTCAACTTACCGATATAGTAAGGGAGAAATATAATATTGAATGGGCTTTCTTTGGTTTCAAGCAATCTGATTCGATGAATCGACGTTTAATGTTACGCACATACGATATGAATGGAATCAATGAAGCACAAAAGAAGTGCTATCCATTATCGGAATATCGGAATAAAGATGTATTGGAGTACATTAGTCGAAAAAGTCTAATCAACCCCGAATCATACGGAGGGAAACATCAGTCATCTGGTACTGACATAACGGATATTAATTACTTGTTATTTCTTCGTTATAAATATCCATGTGATTTAAAAAAAGTTATAAATGAATATCCATTGGTAGAACGGAAATTGTTTGAATATGACTATGAAAGAATTAAAACAAAGTGAAACAAGGGTTATAAAACGCTTCCAAATAAACCTTAATCCGATTAATCCTAAAAGGCATTCGGACGAGAAGGTAAAACTGCAAAAGAAAAATTTGCAGAAAGTTGGTTTTCTTGGTGGTATTGTATGGAATGAGAAATCAGGAAATCTGATTGACGGGCATCGGAGAATTAAAGCAATGGATTTGTATTACAAATATGATGGTACTCCAAGCACTGATTATGACGTAAAGGTAGAGGTTGTGAATTTAGATGATAAAGTTGAAAAGGAACAGCTTACATATATGGCAGTAGGGAATACAAAACCTGATATAGACCTTATAGCTGGTTATATCTCTGATATAGATTATACGGATGTTGGATTGGATATTGGAGAACTCAACGATATTCTTTCTATAAATACAGCTATTCCTCCTTTGTCTGATTCTTTGGATGATTTATTATCCTCTGTATCATCGTTTGATGAAATAGAAACTCAGCCTACGGATGAAAAAACATACGAGGAGAAAAAAGAACACATGAAAGCTGTTAAGCAGCAAGTAAGAGATTCGGCAATAGAAAGACAACAAAACGAGGAGGCGTATATAATGCTGTCGTTTTCTTCTTATGAAGCTAAGGAAGATTTTTGCGATTTGCTTGGTATTAGTACAGATGACAAGTTCGCTAAAGGAGAAGATGTATTGAAAATGATTAAGTGACGAAAGTAACAGATACGTGCGCCCGTGTGCAAGAATATGGGAAAGAAACCAAAAATAGAAGATTTTAGGAAGATTCTCCGTAAATCCGGTGGGAATCTGACTAAGGTGGCCGCTATTTTCAAAGTGGCTCGGAAAACTATATACCAATGGGCGAAAGACGATGTGGAGTTTAAGGATGCTATATCGGATGAGCGTGGGGCTTTAGTTGACGAATGCTTGGTTTCTGCCCGTGTCCTAGCATTGGGTATTCCCGAAAAGGATGAAAAAGGAAATTTTATTGGTTGGCGTGAACGTCCAGATGGTTATATGATTCGTTATTTGCTTTCTACATTAGGAAGAAAAGAAGGGTTTGGTGAAGAGTCAGAAGACGCTGATATTCCAACAGACATAGAGCATGGCATCAACATTGATTCTTGGATTAAAGACAAGCTGAAATGATAGTACCTCAAGAAATATATCATCCATTGTACGAGGATAAGGAAAAGTTCATAATTCTTATCACCGGTGGGCGTGGCTCAGGTAAGTCTTTCAATGCTTCCACCTTCATTGAGCGGTTGACTTTTGAAATGACTCCCGTAGAGAAAATTGTTCACCAGATTCTTTATACCCGTTACACGATGGTATCTGCCGGGATGTCTATCATTCCGGAAATGATGGAAAAGATAGATTTGGACGGAACAACGAAGTATTTCAAGACAACCAAAACCGATATTGTAAACCGGATGACCGGCAGTCGTATCATGTTCCGTGGTATCAAGACTTCTTCCGGGAACCAGACGGCCAAGCTGAAATCAATTCAGGGTATCACCACCTTTGTTTGTGATGAGGCGGAGGAATGGACCAGTGAGGAAGAGTTTGACAAGATTATGCTCTCCATCCGTAAGAAGGGAATTCAGAACCGGATAATCATAATTATGAATCCATGCGATTCGAACCATTTCATCTACAAGAAATACATCGAGAACACTCATCGACTGGTGGAGATTGATGGCGTGCAAGTACAGATATCAACTCATCCGAACGTACTTCATATCCATACCACGTATTTTGATAACTTGGATAACCTTTCTCCTGAGTTCCTGAAAGAGGTGGAAGATATGAAGGTGAGTAATCCTGAAAAGTATGCTCATGTGGTTATCGGTCGCTGGGCTGACGTGGCAGAAGGTGCTGTGTTCAAGAAGTGGGGAATTGTTGACGAGTTCCCGGCTTGGGCAAAGAAAATTGCTTTCGGGCAAGACTTCGGTTATACGCATGACCCGTCTGCTTCCATTCGTTGTGGTATCGTTGATAACGCCCTTTACTTGGATGAAGTGGATTACCGTACTGGATTGCTTTCTTCTGACATCATCAAGACTCTTCGCCCGTGGGGTTTGAAAGTCATTGCTGACAGCGCAGACCCACGTTTGATTCAAGAGATACACAACGGAGGAATCAAGATATATGCCGTAGAGAAAGGTGCAGGCTCTATCAATGCCGGAATTGACAAAATGAAAGATATGGAGATTTATATAACCAAACGCTCGTACAACTTGCAAAGCGAGTTCAGAAAGTATGTTTGGGCAAAGGATAAGGACGGGAACTATATCAACGAACCGGAAGACCATGACAATCACGGAATAGATGCTGTACGTTACTATGTATTGGGTGAGCTTCTTGGTAAGATTCAGAAACCGAAAGATTTAACAGGAATATTTACTCACTAAAATTATAGATTATGCCATTGAATTTAGAAAAAATATTAGCACTCCCTGACATCGGGCAGAAGATAAACTACCTGAAGAAAGGTAGGAAAACTGAACTTCCCGACCGTTGTAAACTTTGGGACGATTGGAATCCGGAACGCCATGAAATCATGGTTGACAAAAAGAAGTATCCGGACAGAAAGGTTCTTGAAAAAGAAGCAGAGAAACACTTCGATGAAAAAACTGGTAAGACTTATGAAATCGAAGCAAAGTATAAGACTGAACCGGTGAACCGTATTTCCATTCCATTGGAACAAGATATAGTGAACATTCAAACAGCTTTCACGGTCGGCACAGAACCGTCTATGGATTGCACTCCGACTGATGATGATGAAAAGAAGCTGTTGGATGCGGTAAAGGCTGTATTTAAATCCAACAAAATCAAATATCAGAACAAGAAGATTGTTCGTGCTTGGTTATCCGAACAGGAAGTAGCCGAGTATTGGTATGTCACTGATGATGATTCATTTTGGGCGAAGTTCTGGAAGAAAATAAAGACTACCTTCGGGGGGAAGGTCAAGCCCACCAAGAAACTGAAAAGCGTGTTATGGTCCCCATTCAGAGGTGATAAGCTATACCCGTTCTTCAACGATGAAGGTAAAATGATTGCTTTTTCACGTGAGTATAAAAAGAAGCTCATGGATGATTCGGAGGTCACCTGCTTTATGACTATCACGGACAAAATGGTTTATCAATGGGATTTATCTAAAGGATATGAAGAAAGAACTCCTTTTGCTCATGGATTCCCAAAACTGCCTGTTATCTACGCTTATCGGCCCGAACCTTATTGCAAAAAGATTAAGACTTTCCGTGTCCGGTTGGAAAAACTTCTTTCTAATTACGCGGATTGCATTGACTATCATTTCTTCCCACTGCTGAAGCTAATTGGAGATGTAGAGGGCTTCATGGGTAAGGTTAAGGATAGAATGGTCAAACTCACCGGAGAGGGTGCGGATGCCCAGTATCTGACGTGGAACCAAGCAAATGATACCGTAAAATTTGAAGCAGAAACACTCACTAATATGGCTTATGATATGTCAAACACTCCAAGAATATCCTTTGAGACGTTGAAGGGGGTAGGCAAAGCATCAGGAACCGCTTTCCGCTTTATGTTCATGGGTGCACATATGGCGGTAGAAAATCACGGTGAGGTCATTGGAGAGTTCTTGCAGCGGAGAGTAAATTTCATTGTTTCTGCTTTAGGCTCTATCAATCCAACCGAGTTTAGCAAGGCATCGCAGACTATTGGCATAGAAACAGAACTGGTTCCATATATGATTGATGATTTGAATGATAAGGTGACTACTGCCGTTTCCGCTGTCAGTGGTGGAATTTGGTCAACCCGTGAAGGTATCATGTTTGCCGGGAATGCTGATAGGGTAGAAGAGGAGCTTGCAGAAATCAAGGAGGAACAAGGGGCAAAGAATAACAATGCAGCGTCTCCTAACCCCAAGGGATAATTCATTGCTTCATGTTTTTATAGTACTATTGAGCGGAGCTAATTTAGTTCCGCTTTTTTATTACTAAATTCTATATTATAGAATATATTTCTTGGAAAAATTTTATAATTCAAAATTAATTCATATTTTTGCATCAAATAAATGAGATATGAGAATTGTATCACATAAGAAATTGAAAGAGTTCTACGAAACGAAAGGCTATGAAGATTCACGCATAGCTTTAGAACGTTGGTATGATATAGCGGAAAAAGCTGAATGGAAGAACCTATCAGACATTAAAGTGGATTTTCTTTCAGTTGATTATGTAGGTAACCAACACTATGTATTCAATATCAGAGGCAACAACTATCGGTTGGTTGTCGTTGTTAAGTTTACAATTGGGTACGTCTTCATTCGCTGGGTTGGTACTCATAAAGATTACGATAAGATAGATTGTTCAACCATTTAAGAGATAGAAGTATGAATAAAGTAACGAAAGAACAGTATGAATTTGCTTTGGCGAGAGTGGAGGAACTTCTGCCATTGGTTGATGACAATACGCCTGCAAACGATAAAAATGCGGTGGAGCTTACAGTTATGTCCGATATTGTGATAGCATACGAAAAAGAACATTATCCGATAGAAAAACCGACTGTTGCGGAATTGATAGAGTTATCTCTTGAAGAGAAAGGGATGAGTCAAAAGCAACTTGCTGGTGAGATTGGAATAAGTCCATCGCGTGTGAATGACTATATTTCTGGACGTTCGGAACCGACCCTCAAAATTGCGAGGTTGCTATGTCGAGTGCTGAATATACCTCCAGCCGCGATGTTGGGTTTCTGATTAGTTCATAAGAAGAATATTTAGGCGTGATTCATTCGGTTTCACGCCTTTTTTATACCATTTTACGACAATCGTTTCATTGTCGTGTATCACCTATCTGATAATTTTTCACCTTCTTTATAAATAACGAAATTTACCGTAGAAATTTATAAATCAAATTCATACGGTATGACAATCTTAGAACAAATCTTAGCAGGGCTACAACAGAAATTCGCTGGGGTGGACACTGCTATTCTTACCCGCATTGCCACCAAAAAGGCAGAGGGTGTAACGGACGAGACAAAGGTAAACTCAATTGTTGAGGGTATCAGTTTTTCGGACGTGCTTAATTCTTATGGTGATTTCCGTGCCGGGGATGCTTCCAAGACCGCAGTTTCCAACTACGAAAAGAAGCATAACCTGAAAGACGGAAAGCCAATCGAGACTACCACAACCACCAAAACGGAAGAGAATAAAGACGATGTGCCTGCATGGGCGCAAGCTTTAATTGACTCCAACAAGAACCTTTCTGATAAGCTAACACAGTTTGAAACGGAAAAGGCTCAAGCAACACGTAGCCAGCAGATTTTGGCAAAGGCAAAGGAGTATGGTATTCCCGAAAACTACGCCAAACGATGCGCCATTAAGGACGATGAGGACTTGGACGCATACTTCAAGGACTTGAAGCAGGAGTTCGCAAATGACGGCTTCAAAGGCGTGACCCCTCCCGAATCAGCGGAAGAGAAGATTGAGAAAGAATCTGAATCTATCGCTAAGATGATTGACGAGGGAACGAAAACTATTGTTGAACAAAACAAGAATTAATTATGTCAGCAGGATTTAAGTATGATTTGGTTCCGCTCGTTGAGCAAGAGGAACGCTACGATGTCCAGACCGGTATTCGTAGACGTGGCCCGTTCAAACTCGACACGCAGAACCTAGTAGTGGGAAGTTTTCTTCCCGTATTTACGCCGATTTGTGCGGACTTGAAAAACAAGTTCGCTTATGCGGTAATCAACGTGAGAGTTGTGGAAGCCTATACCACCGGTGCGGAGGCTTTGTCTATCAAGGTAGCCAAGAACTCTTTGGCTTATGTGGGAATGTTTGTCGGAAGCGGCACTAAAGGTGCTGAGGTCGCAGCTATTGACAAATCTAATGCCAACTACGATGTCTTGACTATCAAGGCTGCTTTCGGTGAGAATATCGCCAAAGATACCGTACTTTTCAATGCGGTTGCGGTTGACGGCTTGAAACAGAAGTACGTTGCAAATTCGGCTCTGTTTAACCGGACGAAAGTAGAGGACGGAATTACACTGGTTTCATTGCTTCGTACAGCCGCAGAGATTGAACCTTCAAAACTGGCTATGCCGTTCTCCGAGAACGATAAAGCCAACATGAAGGGATGGTTTGAATTTAACGAGTAAGGAGGTAGGATATGTTTTTAACGATTCAGACATTATTCGATGATGCGAACATTGTTTCCGCTATCATCAGACGTGTAAACCGGACGCGTAAAGATACAATCTATTGGCAGCAGTATCTTACTTTCCGCAGAGTAACTACTCGCGTGTTCAAAGATTATATCGGTTCTGTAACCGGAGTTATGGCAGGTTCCATCAATTCACGTTTTGGCGAAAAGCCCATCCGTGAACGTAGGAACATTGGTTCCGGATATGGTGAGATTGCCTACTTGGGCGATGCTTATCAGATGTCCATCGACCGACTTTCCGAGTTGCAGGATTTAATTGACAAGTTCAATGTAGCTAAACCGGCAGACCAAAAGGCCGCAATGGAAGAGATTGTAAACTTTCTGGCAGATGATTACCGTCAGATTACCCTTGCTGCTCACAAGCGCATGGATATTATTGTTGGTGCCTTGTTGATGCTTGGTGAAGCCACCGTTTACAACAAGGATGCTGCAATAACTTCCGGTCAGACCAATAATAAACTGCTGGAGATTACCCTTCCGTTCAATTTTATCAAGCCGAAAAGTGGAGATGTGGTTGTGGACGGAAAGAACATGTTCATCTCTTACCTGAGAGAGAAACTCCATTCTTTGGCACCGGACTATGGCGTTTATGCCAAGATGATTATGACACGCGCTTCTTTCAACAAGTTCGTGCTCGGTTCATCTGAATTTGGCGAGCAATACAAGATGATTCTCGGCAGCAACGAAATGAAGTTGAGTACGGGATTGGTTTCCTCTTCTTTGGCTTCCGAAGTGTT